GGGGGGGGAGTAGGGGATCCGGCAACGTCTTGAATCCCCATTCAAAACATAGGGTCCCCGAAGATCCGAGAGAGTCTAGCTAAGACCTCGACCAGGGCGCCATACTCCTCTGCCTCCTTAAGAGCGCCCAATCCAACCGAATCCATGGGATTCAGTTTACTCCTGCCGTGATGACGCGCGTAATACTCTGCGTCAACCTCAATCGGACACATCCGATAAAACTCACCTCCTTTAATATAGTCAGGATGGTTCATGCACCATATAGACAGCTCGGGGAAGTTGCGAACCTGCCACAAATGACGCAATTCGTGCAATAAAGTTTTGCGCCAGCCCTTATGCGACAAGTTCAAGCGAATCTCCCACTTGGCTGTGTTTGCCTTACCAGCGATCGAAGACTCCGGCATAAAGAAGAACTTAAGACGAGGGATAGGGATCCCTAGTTCATCTGCCTTCTTAAATAACACCGGCCACAATAACAGCGCGGCATATACGGTTTTGAAATACTTCATAGCATCACCTCCTTCTATTAAGAGCGATCAAGGGGTCCTTTCCGGAACCTCTTCTTTCTCGCAGAGTTCTCGCATAATCTCGACATAATCTTTAGTCATGCCGATCTTATCGAGAATATCGTCGCGGCGCACACCCTCCCCATACACACGAGCATCTACTTCCAACGGACAGTATGTATACCCGTCCTCAGTAGACACGTAAGAAGGGAGAGAGGCATAGAAGCGCACGGCCTCCTCATAGTGCGTCATCTGCCACTTATGACGGAGCTCGTGCCGGATACGCTTCCGCCAGTCGAAAATGTCTCCGGTTGCGACGTTGACCCAAGTAACATCCCACCGGAAATCATAACCGGCACGACGGTTGTCGAACATGTCGTTCGTAACCGCGAAGTCGGGGCGCTGAACCCCCAGCTTCTTCGCCTCGTAAACGAAGATAGCGCGCAGGATAAACGCGATACCGCTTGTCTCGCGGACAAAATCGCGCGCTCTGAAATAGAGCGCAACGACATGCGCAAGAATCGTAATAATCTTTTCCATGATATATTCCTCCTTTATTTTCATGGATAAAAACAATCAGCGAGTTTTAATTCGCCTTATAAAGCCCATCTACCTACATACTGTCACTATATAGATAGATGAGCTCTTAAGAGGAATTAACGAACGACGATATCGTACGTCGTGACCGTCTTCACGGTCTTCTCCTTTTTGCCTTTGCCGAGCGCCTCGGAGGTCTTATCGACCGCCGACGCCTTCTCTTCGAAAGCTTCCTGCTCCTTCCTCTTGGCAAAATTGATCGCCCAGGGGACAAGTGCCCCCAGTGCGGCCAAGATCACTCTGCAAAGGACCCAGACAATCCCCTTGCAGATGGAAGTAACGGCGAGAATGAATAACTTTGTCATGGCAGATTCCTCCCTTTCATGACCCTAAAAGCATCAGTGAATATGCTAATTCACCTTATGAAACCCACCTATTCATCCTGTCACGATGAATAGATGAGCTTCTAAGATCAATTAACGGCCTACGAGAGCGTTGTAGTACTCTTCATAATCCTGAACACAGAGTTCTCTGTCCTCAGGAAAATCATAGTAGTACTCCGACTCATAGTCTGCATCTTCGTCCTCGACGTCTTCTCCGTCGTCGTAATTCCACCGAGTGAGTTCGGCGAAATACTTCTCGGAGAAGACATCGGAAACGCGAGTCACCCCTACCTTCAGCATCTTCCGCATAAGGAAGACGCAGAAGGAGTACGTGAAGGTCTGCAAGCTATTCGCGAAGCTCTGCGGCTCTCCGAATACCTCCGTCTCCTTCATGAAGTGCTCGTATACCTCCGTATATGAAGCCTCATGATAGTCGAGACGAGCCATGGCCTCTTCAACGATGAGCTTGTTAACCTCGCGCAAGGAGCTCTTGCTCAGCTCATCGAGCTCATCACGCGACACTTCCTTCGCCCAATAGGCATCCCGAGCTGCATCATCGAGCGCCACAAACACCTCCCCTCTGAGGCAACGATTGTCCTCGCCCACATGGGCAAGGATGTTCTGGAGCTCGGCGATCTTCTGGTTTTTCATGACAATTTCCTCCTTTGTCACAAACAAAACAACATCGATGAATTGCTAATTCATCTTATAAAGCTCACCTATCCACTCTGTCACCGTGGATAGATGGGCTCTTAAGAAGAACTAACTAGCGGCCGATGGACTTCCAGAAGTATGCGTCAATGTCGACGCGCGCTTCTGGGAAGTCGCACTCGTACTCTGCCCGAATCTCGGATGCCGAGATGATGTCATCGTACGACATCTCGTCGAGTTCCTCTTCCGTGATGACATCGCCGAGAACTTTCGCCCCCCGCTCTGCCATCACACAGAGAAGCTCGTAAGCCACCTCCCTCACAACACTATTGCAGTATTCCGCAAAGGTGTTATGAGCCGCTGTGGCTTCGCAGTCTCTGTAGACCTTATACAGGCCTACATAGTCTGTGCCGAGGTTCACCTCCTTTCTCAGCACCTCCATCGCGAGCAGAGAAGTCTCATCTATCACCCCCTCTCTGTCATCCTCGAACTCGAGGATGTCGAGGAGATGATAGAGAATCTCGCCCTTGAGGCGAGGATCCTCTACACGCGCTGCGAGAGCGAGCATTTCGACGGCGTTGTTCGTTGCGTTTTTCATGATAAAAACCTCTCTTTCTGCCCTTTTCTCGGGCAAAACAAGTTTTGTGGCCACGAGGACCACGCGAAAGGACCCAGGGGGCTCCAATTTTTCCCCTGAAAATCCCCGAATACCACCTGGTCCTTCTGTTCATTTTTCATTTTTTCAAACTCTATATAGCAATTTTTATCTTAATCCCCGTTCATTTTTCAATTTTTCATTTTCTATATAGTTTTTCCTCCCGTTCATTTTTCTAAGTCTCTATACTATCCATTTTCTCATATCGTGCTATAATGCCTTCTCAAAAAATATATTATAAAAATAATTCTCCGTATATAAAGAATTCTATAAAACGTAAAAACGTTCTTTATTTCGCCTAATAAGCCAGTAATACTTACTATAGAAAGAGAAAGAAAAAAAGGAGAGATTCATATTTCTACCATAATAGTAAATGACCGTATTAAGATAGAAGGCAAATTAAATTTAACCGTAGAATATAGTCCCACAGATCCTCGTATCTTATCTATAGAAGGTTCTCTCGTATCGAGTGCGGGCTATATTACTCCCATATACTCTCTAGAAAACGAAAGATATCGTATCGACGGTATAACGGTATTAAAAGAATTATACGACGGAGAAGAAGATGAGATAGGCTATTCCTTTATGGCTCGATCTTATTCTATTGCGGATAGGTTAACGGAGGTGAAGACGGTAGATGAGTGACGATAATAAGCTTCAACCTATATCCAAGGGGATAGAAGCCGAAGATTTATTTATAGAGCCTCTTGCTTCGGACGAAGAAGATAAAGAAGAGCTAGAAGCGCTTAAATCTAAAACCTCCGCTATTCTAGCGACTATAAAAAAGCAAAATAATCCCTGGGGTATGAGCGCCAAAGGGGCAATGGCTCGAAATTTAGCGGTCGCCAAAGCCTCTACTAAGAACGGTATGTATGCTAGAATACCTTTAGTATGCAAAGGAGGAGAATGTCCTTATGCCGATCAGTGTACTCTTCTTCCGTATGACATGGCTCCCGAGGGAGAATATTGCGCCGTCGAGTTAGCTCAGATCGATATTCGTTCGATCGGCTACGCTAACGATATAGGATACGACGAAGCTTCGTTTACGGATAAGAACTTAGTATCGGAACTTATTATGCTCGATATTATGTTAGAGAGGTGTAAGGCTCTATTATCTAAAGAAGGCACTCCCGTTATCGATATGTCTATCGGAGTAGATCAGGACGGTAACGAGATAAGACAGCCGGCCGTATCGAAAGCCTGGGAAGTCTACGAGAAAGTATCTAAAAAAAGAGATCAGACATATCAGTTGCTATTAATGACTCGTAAAGATAAGGCCAATAAAGACACGTCGGCCGAGAGTCAGAATATCTCTAAGATTCTTCAAGATGTTATCGACAATACTACGATAGATGCTATATAAGTATATTATAATAGAAAGGAAATGTATATAGAATGCTATGGGCAATTAAACAATACTTAAGAACGAATGACTCAATAAATAAAGTAATGAATACGGGGAAATCACTTTTTGAAACCGGTAAAGGTCTAGCGAACAATACGGCTGAACAAATGAGAAGATCCGCCGAAACGTTGGGTCAAGTATATAATTCCGGTAAGAGCAGAGCAAGAGGTATAACCGGGCAAATAAAAAGACCGTTTGAGCAGGTATATAATCTAAGAAAAAACGAATCAATAAACGACGCAATAGATACGGGAAAACTACTTTTCGGAGCCGGTAGAGGTTTGGCTAGCGATATGGCCGGACAGATGAGAAGATCAGCCGAGACGTTAGGACAGGTATACGATTATCGTACGAAGATAAATCGTCCCGCAGCTTTTCGGCGTGCGATGGGGTACGGCAATGACGTTAATTTATTTAATGTGCCTAATAAGATGACTCCGACGGCTAGAATTAAAGCCGGCCTAATGAATGATAGAGGTGAATATAGCAGACCTAGAATGGTAGGCGCCGCCTTCGGAGTTTATGCGGGGGCGACAAGCATAGGGCGCATTGCTAGCGGCGGAGGCCTATATAGAGACGCGGACGGGAACTTTGATATTATGGGCCTCCCGATCGTTTAAAGAAAAGAGGGAGCAAAATAGGATTCGCATCTAGTATACTTAGAGCTCCTCTTAACGTCGCAAAGAAAGTTGCCGAAGGCGCGGCATTTTTAGCGAGAGATGCTCGAGTAGGAATGGAAAGCCAGAACCGAGGAATTAATCTTCTAGGTTACGGAGCAGAAAGAGCCCTCGCGGCGGGGAATAAGCTACTAAAATATACTCCCGAGAGATACGTCACGAAAGCTAACGGAAAAGTAGTTAGACAAGGCGGCGGGCTTAAGTTTACCAAGTTAGGAATGGGAGTATTAGTAGGAGCCGGAGCATTAGGCGGAATGAGAGATGCTCAGGAAGCTTACGTAGAAAAACAGACGGGACAGATCGACGCAAATAAAAAGACGGCGACTCCCGAGATTAATCTAGAAGAATATGTTCCTCAGATTAAAAACGGAGGTGCCACAGGAGATCTCGTATTCGCATTACATCAAAACAGAAAGAAGAAAGGAGAAGGGGGAAGCATAATAGATGCTTAAAGCAATAGGACAAGCCCTATGGAAAAATAAATTTAATGCTGCCATAGGCGGATACATCGGAGTCTCTACTTATAAAGATGATAGAGAAGCCGGGGCCGGAATGATGTCTTCTTTAGCTCATGCCGGAATAGAAGCGGCATTGCCTTTAATTAGCTTGCCGGCATACTTCGCTTATACGGCTGCGACCGTATTACCCGAGGCTACATATAAGGGATACATGGCTGCCGATCGGTATAAACGTAAGCTGGCGGCAGAAGCCTCGAATGCTGCATTCGTAAACGCCAGATTTAACGATACAGATCAGACTTATACGATGCGTCAAAGAGGAATGGAAATAGCTAAGCGAGGAAAATATAACATACAACAGGCAATGCTCGGTAACGAAGCCAAGTATATGATGAAGTAGAGGAGGAATTAAAATAGGAGCAGCCAAATTAATATTTAAGAAAGTCGCCGGAGAAACAGGGTCTTTTCGTAAACTTTCTACTATAGATATAGGAGGATTAAAGACCGTACTAGGAAAAGACGGTAAGCCGGTAGGAACTTTTCGTGACGGAGTTTTTACTAAAGCAAGCGAAGGCGGAGGAATAAAGCCGTTTAAGACAAAATACTTTTCTAAAGATCTAGCCGAGATAGGAGAAGGCCGCGTAAATAACGAGATGAGATCTCGTCTCTCTAACGATATGGTTAATATGACGAAGAGAGTTCGCGGCGCATCTACCGAGAAAGAGTACCGTAAAATAGCTCAAGATTACGGATATGAATTTAAAGACGGTATGAGCAAACAGGATATGATTTCGGCGGCTAGAGATAGTATGAGAGATAGTATTAAACGAGGACCTTCCATGGGAGATAGGTTCAGGGCTTATCACGGCCCGGCAATCACGGGTGTCGCTACAGCCGGACTAGCAATGGGAACCGCTTTTAGAGTAATGGGCCCTAAGTCTAATAGAGAACTGTATAGCGAACCGGGGAGGTATTAAATGACTCCGGTAGAAGCAGCAAAATTAAAAAAGATTATGTCCGATCCCGTCTTATGGGCGAGAGCCTTTTTAATATCGAACGATGCAGCGACAAAGAAATTCGGCCCATGGGAAGCACGAGATTATCAAGCGGAGATGTTAAGAGATCGATCTCTTAAGAAAGTGTATCGATGCGGGCGTCGATGCTTACCTGGATGGGTAAAAATACCTGATCCAACCACAGGAGAGTTTAAAACAGTAGAAGAGCTATTTGTAGCGGGGAAAGCTAACGTTATTTCTATGGATAATAGCTCATATGAAATGAAAGCAAAAAACAATTGCGAAGTTTTTTCGAATGGAGTTAAAGAGGTATTTAAGGTCAGATTGTCTGGTGGAAGATCTATAGATACCACGAGCAATCATCCATTTTTTACGGCAAGCGGCTGGAAGGAATTAAAGGATCTAAAGCTTGGCGATTACGTTGCCGTCCCTTTGAAAATGGACTTTTTTGGGGAAAAAGTAATTGACAAAAACGACGTAAAGCTCCTTGCGTACATGATAGGAGACGGCAACTGTCTTAAGAAAAATGTACGATTTTCTCAAAAACCAGAGTCTAAGCAGACGGCCGAAATGAAAGAAGTCGTAAATCATTATGGTTGCGAATTGCATAGCTATGAGTATACGACAAAATATGATTTTATTATCCGGAAAAAAGAACATACTCACAATCGAACCGTTAAAAATGAAGTCAAAGAAACACTAATCAAATACGGAGTATATGGATGCGATGCAAACACAAAAAAAATACCAAATGAGATTTTTACACTAACAAAAGAGCAGGTTGCCCTATTCTTATCAAGACTATATTCAACAGACGGATGGGCTTCGGTTCATCTAGCAGATGGCAGAAAAACAAGCAATCTGGAAATTGGGTATTGTTCAAATTCAGAAGAACTTGTGAGAGGCGTATCTCATCTTCTTGTAAGATTCGGAATAGATTCTGAAATACGAAAGAAGAATAGGGCGTGGACAGTATTAATCTGCAGCAAGAATGGTGTCATTAGATTCGCAGAAGAGATAGGAATTTATGGAAAAGAGGATGCCGTAGATAAATGTCTTCAAGAGGCAAAAAAGAAGATAGACCAAGACCAATATATGCCACTCGAAATTAATGCAGAAATTCAAAAAAGAATGACTCAGCAGGGAGTATCGAAATCAGATTTGGTTCGTCTATGGGATAACGCCAGAAGACAAAACGGCAGGCTTCGACTAGACAAATATAAGCTTCCAAAAAATAAAGTTAGTCTTATAGCAAACAGACTAGGGCTTAGTAATATCGAATCCATGGCAAAAAGCGATATTATATGGAAAGAAGTTCGATCTATAGAATCTATCGGGCTTCACGAAACATATGACTTACATGTACCAGAGTATCATAATTTCGTAGCAAATGACATTATTACTCACAATACCGGTAAGTCCGAGACGATGGTTGTCGAGGCTCTATGGCGAGCATTTACAAGTACGAGCCGAGAAAAATTTAGAATACTATGTATAACTCCATATGAGAACCAAGTTAATTTATTATTCATGAGAATGAGAGAGCTCATTCATAACTCTCCGCTAGTAAAAAACGAAGTAGTTCGAATGAAAAACTCTCCTTATATGATCGAGTTTTATAACGGAGCAACTATATTAGGTTTCACGACGGGAGCAAGCTCGGGCAGCGGCGCGGCGTCGATTCGCGGGCAGCGCGGCGATCTTCTTCTGCTCGACGAAATTGACTATATGGGTGAGAATGACTATTCGACCGTCGCTATGATTGCTGGCGAACGCCCCGATATCGCCATGATCTGCTCATCTACTCCAACAGGTAAACGCGGTACATTTTATCGTATGTGTAAAGATCCGACATTCGGATTTAAAGAACACTTTCATCCATCTATGGATAATCCTAACTGGAACAAACAGATGGAGGATGAATTCAGATCACAGCTTACGGCTTCTCAGTACGAGCACGAAGTATTGGCAGAGTTCGGAACGGAAGAAGCTGGCGTATTTGATAAAACGCTAATAGACGCCGCCATGAAAAAAGAATTTTATATTTATAATCCGTTAACCGAGATGCAGAAAAGGAATCTCGAGGACGGATATCAGCCGACGGAATATATCTACGACGAAAACAATCTCGCGCCATATAATCCATTTAGATGTGTCGGGGTAAATATCTGCCCCGCTATATAGTGATATATAGAAAAAATACTCATTAATTGCGGGAAACCCCTTAGAGCTTTACGTACTAACCGATAGTGGTGACATATATCGGGGCCGAGCTAATCACTCGGATATAGTAAAAATCATAAAGATTGGGCAATCCGCAGCCAAGCCGCTCCCCACTGGAAGCGGACGGTTCAACGACTATCCCTTGGTCCTATCGGACAACAGGAGTACGGCTCTAGTGAGCGGGTGAGATTCCCTTAATCGGAAATATGAGTCTCCTTATCTTTAATAAGGATGAAGATATAGTCTGGACTTACGCGAAAGCGTAAGAAGGACCGGAGTAACGATCTGGTTCGTAACATAACGTGACTGGGACGCGAGTCAAGCAGGGTCTTCTATCCTAGCCTTAGACTTCGACGTAAATAGAAATTCCTTTAAGGTAATAAAGACCATAGAGGTTCCGCGTGGCGAGTACACTCTAGATAAGGCAGTCAACTGGATTATTCACATAAATAAAGTATATAACCCTTCATGGATTTTCTGTGACCGTGGATACGGTGACTATCAGATAGAAAGACTGCATATTTACGGAGAAAGTCATCCGGAAACCGGATTAAAAAATAAAGTAGTCGGCTATCAGTTTAAACAGTCGTTAGACATTATTAATCCGGTTACGAAAGAAACCGTAAAAGAGCCCGTTAAGCAATTTATGGTTAATCAGCTCAAGCTAACGTTCGAGCGTAACCGCATGATCTTATGTCCGTTCGATGAAATGCTTCATAAACAGTTAGTAGACTATTCAGTCGAACGAGTTACTCAGAGCGGTATGCAAATTTATACAAGCGTTAACGAACACTTCGTAGACGCTTTAGGATTAGCACATTTAGCATTCGTATTAAAATTCCCTGATTTAACGCAAGCGATTAAACAAGTAGAAAACTCTACCAAATTATCGCAGTCTCATATAGACGTACTAAATCGTGACGCAAATAGTGCGTTAAGAGAAATTACGAATCCGCTAAATCCGTGGGGAAATAGACCTCTAACTCAGATAGGCAAAGAGCCGGGCGAGAGAAGAGGAGACTATCAACAGTGGGTTAAGGTTCCTTTAGGTGCCGGACCGAGACGAAGCGGCGGCGGCTGGGGGTCTCGCGGCGGCGACTTTATGGGAAGAAGTTTATGGTAAGCTTCTTTCCTAATATAATAGAAGAAAAATGAAAAAGGGGGCGATCGTCATAGATAAAGAAAAAGAAAATCTATTGTATCGCCCAATACTAGAACCTTCTAAGTATTATAGATCCGATGCAGAAATAGAGCATCTCATCGAAGATATCCCCGAGGCGTCTCCTTACGAAGAAGAACCGGAGTTCGACGAAAGACCTAAGGAAATACAAGAGAGTCTCGAATCAATCGAAGATTTAGTTAAAAGAGCTCTTCCTCCTCAGCTAAGATTCTTCGGAGAAACGATAGAGAAATTACATAAGCGATCTAAGATTGTCTGGAAAAACGGAAAGGTTCCGAGAAGAAAAATAGAAGAGTATATTCCTCCGGCGCAAAAGACGAAAGAAAAAGATCCATATAAAAAGAGAAGTATAACAAAAGATAAGTATTCAATTACGAAAGACGTACCCTCGCTATTCCCTTCGGCGCCGCCGGTCAATATTAAACTAGAAATACCGAGAACTCTCGTTCAGTTAATACAAGATGACTACAATAGAGATCAAATAGAATTAGGTCAGTATTATACACATCAAATTCGTATTATCATGCAGAAATACTTTCAGCAGATGCTTATGGCGATGGCCGACTGTGGACTGTCCGACATGAATGATCTAACGGACGATTTTGACGGAGACTATGTTAAGGTACCTAAGGGCAAAAACCTGGAGCATTTAAGAGACGGAGTCGTACGTTCTCAAATTATACGAAATCAGAAAATAAGATTATTCAAAAAAACGCATTCGGTAGATAATACTCTAATGCACTTAAGAAGTTGGCATGCGGCCGAGCAACAAAGAGAAAGATACTATCAAGAAAAATATGGAGATTCGGGAACATATATAGATTCTCATAGTAATGCTTTACTAAGGGAAGCTCGCGCCGACTATGATTCGGCATATAAAAGCTCTCTATACGATATGTATAAATATCTTAACTCTTCGGCTGTTAACTTAGGCGACATATTAAATATGACCGTAAAAGAAGCCCAGGCAAAAGGCGCAATGCTAAAGGCCGGAGTAGATATCTTCGACAAGACGCCAGTCGAGCTAAATGCGGAGGCCGGAGGTATTGCCGGAAACAGCGGTCAAGCAGGAGATGGATCTGGGTCAGGATTCGATCTTGCGGCCGGGACTCAGAAGAGTTCTTCTTCTCTTGCGGATAATAACGATAAAAACAATAACAACAGCAATAATGGCGGGACAGAAGAAAATAAAACATCTGGCTCTACGAGCGAAGAAAAATCTGCTCCGAAAGAAAAAGGATTATTCTCTTCTCTTGAAGAAGGTATCGGGAAGAAGATAGGAAAAGGAAAATACGGAGACCTTGCACGCGACCTTATCCACGAGCAGCTTAATAAGGGTATTAAGGCTGGCGGCTTAAATATTAGCAACAGCGGTATATCTTATAAGAGTATATCCTACGACGGAGAAAAGCTTAATATTAACGGGAATAAGTTCTCGCGGAAAAACGGAAAAATCTCTGCCGAGCTTAGTAACGGAATCGGAATATCCGATAAGGGTATTAGTTATAAAGGATATAACGTCTCTAAGAATGGCGTAGAAAAAGACGGAGAATCTGTCTTGTCCAAAGAAAAAGTCAACGAGTTCTTGCAGAAGAGAAAAGAAAATCGCGCTAAGAAAAAAGAGCTCGAAAAAGAAAAGATTAAAACGAGACTCGCGGAGCTAAACTCCGAGAAAGCTTCTTTGGATCCGAAAGAGCCTAACGAAAGCAAGAGAATTAAAACGATCGATAAAGAAATCAAAAAACTTACCAAAAAATACGAAAAATCAGGAGGAAAGCCGGATGATTAATCCGTTTACCGGAATCAGAGATAAGCTAGCAAACTATCTTAAAATAAGAGAAGCCGGCGGAACCTCGGGACAAATTACGAACGCTAACATAAAAAACTTCGTAATAAAGTCTGTCGGAAACGTCGATGACTCTCTTACGCAAGATTTTAATTCGCCGGCCTCCGACTTAAATGAAATTAGAGATGCTATCGCTGCAGATTCGTATATTAAAATTGCCGTCACGAAGTATGCGCAGCTCATATTAAAAGCTGGATATCACATCGTCGGAGACAATGACGCTGCAGCCGAGTATGTCCAAAATCGTTTTAACATGATGTCTTTTATGTCGGGCACTCCGATGGATATAATATTCCAGGAAATTGCGGACGATCTAGTTTCGTATTCGAATGCTTTTCTAATTAAGAGTCGTACCGATATGACTAACATCGGCGGACTTCAAGCAAAAGGTGTTTTAAATACGCAGCCAGTCGGCGGATACTTTAGAGTAGACCCGACGACGATGCAAATAAAAGTAGACAAGAACGGAACGATTAAAAATTATCAGCAAGAAGTAGGCAATAATAAGAAATCGTATAAGCCGGAAGACGTAGTCCATTTCTTTATAGATAGACAAGGCGGACAACTATTTGGCACACCTAGATTAGAAGCTGCGCTCGAAGACGTAAAAATGTTGCGTAAAATAGAAGGCAACGTTTTAAAACTTGTCTATCGTTATTCGGCGCCTCTCATGCAAATGAAGATCGGCCTACCAGAAGCGGGCTTTATGGCTACGGACAAAGAAATCGCCGAAGCTAAAAACGAAGTCGAAAGATTGTCGAACGACGGTATCCTAATCACAAATGAACGAACCGAATTCAATGCGATAGGTGCCGAAGGCGAAGCTCTCGACGCATATAAATATTTATCTTATTTTGAGGCTCGCGTATTTTCCGCCTTGTCTCTATCGATGGCAATGGCCGGAAGAGGCGGCGCAAAACAAGATGCGGACTCCATGGAAGAACAGGTTCACGATGCCGTAAAATATTTCCAGAGAGCAATGCAAACCTTTATCGAGAATAAGATGATAAACGAGATCCTTCTCGAAGGCGGATATAATCCTATTATAAATCAACAGGATAAAGTTTACTTTCAATTCGAAGAAATTAATCTCGATACTAAGGTTAAGATGCAAACGCACGCGATGAATATGTTCCACGGAAATGCTCTTCCGTTCGAAGAAATGCGTACGGCGCTCGGCTTAAGAAGCGACAATGTCGATGAAGGTCGCTTGTACGACAATATGCTTAAGCATCCTCACGAGATGGAGCTATTAACAGCAAAGCAAGGCGGCACACCGGGCAAGGCGGCAGAAAGCAAGCCTAACGGAGCCGCTAAAAACACCATGAGTCCGACAAATCAACATGGAACAACATCCGCGAAGATTAAAGAATCTTCTTCTATAAATATAAAAGAAACGGATCGAACTAAACAAAATATAGAAGATTATAAGAAAAAATTCGATACCGTTTATAAAAAGTACGAAAGTGCGCGTAATGAAGTATGTGAGAATGCCGCAAAAAGCTACTTAGTTCTACCTCTTACGAGAGATACGATAGCTACCGACCTAAAAACTAGGATGAACGAAGAAGCTAATAAAGGCTTTCAACGCGCCGTAAAAGAAGCCGGACGTACACCAGATATTGCTCCTAATGTTATTTCCAGAGACTTAGGAGAGCATATAGATAAACATGTTACGGCAATGTTTAAAGATATCGATAGAAAGCTGAAAGAGAATGCAGATGCCGAAAAAGCATTTAATTCTTCTGAATACAGAATACGCTTTCTGGCCGATCATGTCATGTCGAAAGCTCACTGGTACTCTTACGTTAAGACAGCGCAAGCCCTGGGAATAAAAGAAGTAAAAGTAAATTTCTCCCCGGGGAGTCCGGATGCTAATAATTACGGTAGCAGAATAAATACGAGCCATTTTAGCCTGGACGATATCCCGGCATTTCACCCTTACTGCAAGTGCTCGTTGATACTTTAAAGAAGGGGGAGAATAAAAAATAAATGGCTATAATGATAAAAGAATTTGTTCGTCATGACGACAAATTCTCACGTAATGTCGGCGACTATGATGGCAGCCTTCACATGAGCGAAGGAGCCAAAGATGGTAACGTCGACGCTATTGTCCCCGGATCTTTAATGGTCGAGATCGAAGGGATACACGCCGCGCCTTTTGCTACTCGTAATTATACGAGATATACGCCGAAGGCACTTAAGAATAGTATACCGTCATGGACAGAACCGTACCGAAGACCGTTACTTAAACATCACAACGAAGAAACCGGCGAGCCTATCGGAAGAATAATCTCAGCAGAATATATGTCGAGAGATACTCGATCCGGTACGCCAGCATTAAAGTTTACGGTTAACGTACCCGATAAACAGGCAATGGAGAACGTACAAAACGGACTCTTATCGACCGTGTCTATCGGAGTTATCGCACATGACGTAAGATGTTCTATCTGCGGCAAACCAATTATCGATGCCGAGCGCGGATGTGCCGAAGGCCATCAACGCGGCGTCACTTACCAAAAAGATAATTCTACGGAGACATGTTACTGGGATATTCACGATATGGAAGCAAAAGAGCTTTCTTACGTAGACGTTCCAAGTGATATGTATGCGAAGAATATCAATATTTACCAAGCTACTTTGTCGAGCGACCAACCCCAGATAAAAGAGGGGCTCGATCAAAATGCTCACGGAAAAGGAGTATCATGCATGAATGAGCTTGAACAAGCAAAAGCAAAGGTAGCCGACCTGGAAAAGCAGGTGGCAACACTAACTTCAGAAAAAAAGAGCGCTGAGAAGCAGGTCGCCGACATGGCCGAAGCCAAGAAAGAGCTCGAGGCCAAGGTAACGGGACTAGAAGAAGAGAAAAAGACCATTCAAGAAAGTCTTGACGAGGCTAACGCTCTTCGCGACACCCTAGAGAAAGAACTGGCAAGTTCGAAAGCCGACATCAAAGAAGGCGCCGTGCAAATGTTTGTTACGATGCGCGAAGCACTCGGCAATGCCGTCGCAGATGTCGAGACAATTCGATCTCGCTCTCTCGAATCGATTAACGATTCGATCTCGGACATGAAGGAGTCTATGAATAAGAAGAATAAGGCTCCGGAAAAGGAACCCGAGAATAAAGATATGCCCCCGGCGAATAGTCTGGAGAATCCGACGATTCCGCCTCAGGTAAAAGAATCTACCGAGAAGAAGAAGAACGATGTAGACCTTAAAAAGGGCCTTTACGGAGTCTTCGATTCTGTACTTTCCGTTCATAAGAACTAAATAGGAGGATCCTAAATTATGGCTCTACATCCAGGTGATCTAACCACTAACGAGATTATGCAGCCCGGCTCGCGCGGCGAAGTCTTCCGCGTAAATCAGCCCGGCTACCGCGATAACGCAGACCGCGTTAATCGTACGAACAACAACCTAAATTCGTCTGCTCATGACGTACCTAACATCAAGTATCTTCTAGACCCGAGACTTCCGTCGCTATTTAAGTATGGCTTCGGTCACGGGTTTAACCAGATCGTTATTCCGAAGGGGCGTATCGTCGCGACGGATCCTCACATGGACCTCGTAGACTTCGAATCGCAGAAGGAATTTAACGTAGTAACGCTAGCAAACGGCGGTGCTCCGAGCGTTCTACGTAAGGCTACGGATACGTATCCGACGTTTACTCCGAACCCGGCAATCGTTTCTACATCTGCTCAGGGACATAAAGTTCTCAACGAAGGTAAGGAATGGGCGCCTCTCGCAGGTTTTGCGGCAACGTATTCCGATCTTTGCTATCGTCCGTTCGCTTCGACACAGGATATTACGGGCGCAGCGGCTACGCTTAAGTCTGGCGAAGATCATCTTACGGCAGCAAATCTTGAGGTCGACGCAAAGACTGGCAAGATTGTCGACAATACGAAAAAGGTTCGTAACGACGTTCGTCCTGGCAACCTACCGATAGGTATGCTCGAGCGAAATGAGTACACTCGTAACGACGATGCTTACAATGGTATGGCGGTCGGTCCGATCCTTACGGATGCGCTCGTCGAGCTTGCCTGGTTCGCATATAAGGACAAGGCAGAGCAGAACTTCTGGGGTTCCGCTTACGGCGCACTATTCCCCGGTGCTCGTGTTAAGTCGGACGAAAATGGTCGCGTAACGATTTCTCCGCTTTCGTTCCCGAAGGTCGTCGAGAAAATGAGTCTCGCAGAATACGAGCTTGAGCGTCAGCAAGAAATCGGCCAGATCTATTCCGTTAATCACGACCTTGTTCCCGAGGGCGCCGCTAAGTGGGCAACCTGGGCTCTCGAAGATCGTCTCAATTCCGAGGAATTTAACCCGGCAGTCTATGCAAAGACGAATCGTAAGGGCGAAGACGCGGTTAACTCGTCTCCGTTCAATTCTTCGGGCCGTTATCCCGGCTATCCGTTCGAGAAGAACTATCTCAATAACGACCTACACATGCTCGCATCTACGGGTCGCCTGAACACGTTTGATCCTCGTATGAATCCTGAGTTCCAGTATAACGATCTCGGTATCCCGGGTCTTACGGATGGCCATAACGCGGTTATTCGCGATATGCCCGAGTTCTCGGCCGGCAATATCTTCTATTGCGGCGACGGTAAGGAATATGTCGACTGGTTCTTCCGCATTCCGGACGTTAACGTCGAGAGTCTCGAAATCAACGTCAATAACAGCGGCTGGGTCTCTTGCGTACAGGGTGCTTCGATTGCTGCGGACGCATTCGAGGTTAAGTATTCGAGCATGGAACAGGGCATTATCACTCTTGCCGTTAAGGACAAGAGCAAGGCCGACGCAATTCTTAAGCCGGCAGGCAAGAACGGTGTAACGGTTAAATTCAAGTATAAGAAGCGCGGCATGGCCGGCGTTCCTACCTTCATGGATTGGGACGGCGCTATCGGTAGCGTTAAGATTCTACTGAATAAGTAAGATAATATAGATCTCCCCATCTTTCTCTTAGGTGGGGAGAAACTATAATCTTTTTCTACGATAATAATAAGGAGGACATAAAATAGATGTCTATTAGAATGGCAGAAACCCTGCGAAACATCAGCACGCTTCGTGCCGCAGCCGTAGATCAGTGGAAGGCTTACGAAGAGGCTGTTGCTGCAGGAGATAAAAAGGCTGTGAAGCCCGAAGTCGAAATCAAAACTTTCGACATGATGGAGAACATGGTTCTCAATATTAACGGCAATTATGAAAACGGTCGCGTCACGGTGCAAGAGGCACTCAACACGACCGACATGATTAAGCTAATCCCGAAGGTTATCGAAGGCCAGCTCCGCGAGGCGGCAGAGCCCGAATATCTTGCTACCCGATTTATGAACATCGTTCATGTCGATGGCGGCGCTTCGGTTACTTACGTTATCCCCGTTGTCGGCGAAATCCATGCGTCGGAAGTTGCCGAAGGCAGTCGCTACAATGAGGACTATGTCGACTTCAATACGGTCGAGAACGGTCAACTTGAAATTCGTGTCAAGAAGATCGGTCTCAAGGTCCGTATTACGGAAGAGGCAATTTCGGATTCTTCGTGGGATATCTTCGGTATTAACGTCCGTAAGATGGGTCGCGCAATGGCTCGCTATAAGGAAGAGTGGGCGTTCAACTCGTTCTCGACGCACGGTCATATCGTGTTCGACAACGATGCTCGCGTCCAGATTCCGGAAGCAGGTACAACGGGTCGCGATGAGCACGGTAACTTCAACGACACGATGAGCGTCGAAGACTTCCTCGATCTCGTTCTTGCTCTTATGGCAAACGATCAGACTCCGACGGACGTTATCATGCATCCGCTTACCTGGGTCATCTTTGCTCGTAACTCTATGATTGGCAACGGTCTCACGTACGGCGCATTCGGCGGTTCGCAGGTTAACCCCTGGGGCGCAACGCAGGGTACCCCCGGCTTTGCAGGTCTTTCGGGTGAACAGGGTCCGCAGAAGCTTATCATGCGTCCCGAGCAAGTTCAGGGTCGTCTCCCAGTTCCCATTACGGTTAACTTTAGCCCGTTCGTTAAGTTCGATAAGCAGAACAAGAAGTTCGACATGTACTGCATCGATCGCACGAATGTCGGCGTAATCGCAGAGCGTGAAGCTCTATCTACGGACAACTGGACGGATCCCGAGCGCGACCTCCGCATGCTCAAGTGCAAAGAGCGTTACGGTATCGGCATTCTCGACAATGGTCGCGGAATCGCCGTAGCTCGCGGTCTCGCGGTCGCTCCGACGTTCCCGGTCGCACCCAAAGTTACGGTCGACGTGGCGAATCCGTAATTCGTAAAATAGATTCAAGAGGTAGCCACATGGCTGCCTCTTTTTCTACTTAAGAAAGGAATTAAACACATGGATATAGTCGCAAGAATTAAACTTGCTCCAGGACGCGTCGGGTTTTACGATCCACTCTCTCGTATTCATCTTACGTTAGGCAGACCGTTCGCAAATGTCATTTCGGGTACAAACTGCGCAAATCTTCGTCGTAACGTAAAAACAGGAGTACTTTCTCTAATCGACGGAACACTAGGCGGAGACATTCCTCCATTCAAGATTGTTCAGGACGAAAAAGGAACTAGACTCGTGTCCAACGGAGACGAAGTAAATAAGCCGATTGTCGGGCGTATTGAACCCTCCGTCGAATATCCTGGCGCGGGTCACGTAGAATTAGATCCGAGAGAAAAAGAGGGCTTTGGCAATGGAGATAGAGCGCCGAAACGAGGCGACGAAATAAGTCCTCCTAAACCATCGCCAGAGGATACTGACGCTGATGATACCCATACAGAGATAGGTGGAGAAGAAGGCTCTCAAGACACAGGAATAGAAGACAATCCCGAGGAATCGCCGAAGAAAAAGAAGGCTACTAAGAAAAAGTAAATAAGCAGGTGGAATTAAATGGAGCATAAATTTCAGCTTCTTTCCGTTAAGCCTAGCATGAAAGATAAGAAAATACAGCTAGTATTCTCTTTAGATATAGACGAAAATTCTGTCACGGATAATATTTATCTGATGCAAGAAAAGCCACGGATACATATTCCGTGCGACATCACGGTAAACAAGAGAACGGTTACGTTAGCGTTAACGCAATGGCCGACACCTAACGTAACTTACTCTCTTATTATAGAGCCCGGAAAGGTCTTATCTATAACGGAAGATAAACTAATAGACTTTCTTCCGATAAAAGTAGAGTTTAAGAGCGAGATACTAACGGACGTTAAAATTTTATCTCCTAAAAACTTCGAAGAAGTTACGGATACTCTAACGATAATATGGCAAGAAATTGGCCCGTCTCCGACGCGCAAATATTATGTAGAGGTTGCTACGGAGAATATATTCGAAAACTTAATCGAAGTAGCCGTAGTAGACAAGGCCATAACTCCAGATGTAGATAATAAATATTCCGTCACATTTAAGGCTCTTAAAAAAGAAGGGCAATACTACGTTCGTGTCCGTCCTCAAAACGATAAAACTTACGGCAGATGGTCTGAAACGGTCACGTTTGTCTTGCCTAAAACTAAGACAACGGTTCCAAACCCTCAGCCCGAAGAAAAAGAGAAGCCGAAGCGACCAGAGATCGTAGATCTTACTAAACCCTCAACTCCTCCACAAAAAGCTCCGGAGGAGAAGCCGTCCATTATAAAAACTACCAAATTAGTTGTCTACGATGAATACACGCCTAAAGAGTTTAAAATAGAGTTTTCCGAAGAAGTACAGATAGACGAAGAAACGACTAAGGTTAAGATCGAAAGGGGCGTTTTCTAAACATGGAAGAAGTTCTAGGAAAAATAGCCCTTAGTGAAGATAAGAAAACCATAACGGTTACACCGGAAAAAGTTCTACCTAATTCTATCTATCGGATTACGCTGACCGGAGTGAAAGATAAAGACGGAAAAGTAATCGATCCGATTACGATAGAATACAGAACCCCGTATTCTCCGCTATATTGTACGTTATACTCATTAAAACTTGTCGTAGATACATTCGGCATTTCCGACGAGGCAATGCTAAATTATATTAGGCAGGCTTCAAAAGAAGCAGACTTTATTGCCGGAGGCAAGGCGGTAAAAGACGGAGATGGCATTCCGTTTGCTGTCGAGCAGTTTACTAGAACCAAAGCGACTTATGATTGCATATCGAGAGCACTTATGGATCGAGCATACTCCGGCGGAGGAAGCGAATATACACTAGATGTCGCGACATATAAAGATAGTCTAAATACGGGAGCATACAAAGCCCTTCTGGATAAGCTCGCAAAAGAGCTTCAAAAATGGCAAGATGCTATCCGTGGGTATTACAACGAAGGTCGCGTCAAGCCGAAGGCGACCAGGGTCGGCGTCAAGAGCTCCCAGAATTCTGACGTGTCTTACACTACGCTCGACACAATCATTCAGGATGTCACGAGAGACATGCCTCAGTGGAGCTGATAGGCTATGCAATGGTTTGACAAACACATTAAAAAGCCTATCGACCTATTTAGTCATCCGGTCTGGTTTATTCTCAGAGATAAAGAAGTCGACTGTCCATGCGTCGATCATCTATCTAAGCAAGCATTGCAAGATTGTCCGATATGTTTCGGAACGGGAAAGAGCCTAACTCTCGCAAGAGTAAATGCCGCTCATCAGAATAATCGTATTTCTCTTCGCGGCACCGGAATAGGGTTCTCCGAAATCGATGTTATCAACGTATATTATACGTATGACAAAACATCGATTCAAATAGGAGATATCATCGTAGACGGAGAAGATATAGATGTCGTTAAGGATGTCTATTACGAGCATAGCGACGAGCAAAAGACCGTCTACTGGCGTATTGAAACGGTTCCGTACAAAAAAGACAAGGAGCTATTTAAAAAGCTCTTGACTAATACATTAAAAGAAGGTGGTTTCGACGGCTGACGAACTTATCGTAAACAAGCACGAGACCCTTCTTTTAATAGGAAAAGCGGCAGAAAGATACGCGATAGGAGAAATCGTTTACGCCGAAGACTATGACGAAGTTCTTAATCTTTACGGAGACTCTGATTTAAGTAGAGCTTTTCGCGCAGCACAAAACAACGGAGCCAAATATATATATCTACTCAATGTAGAGAAAGACAGCGACTATTTCGAGGTAGTAGAGTCTATAAAACACGGAGACTTCGCATATGTAGCATTTGTTTCTTTGTTTCTATCAGATACATTCCAAGATACATACGGAGAACGGCGTATCCATTCTACGTTAGCCTATCTGCTAGGAAGTATAGGAAGAGACTGTCTTACTACATTCGTAGTTACGGATAAACATGCATCTCTTTATGAGTCTATAGACGACTTCCTGATAGATATGACAAAGATACAAAATAAGTTTATTCACAGATGTTCTGTTAGAGCAAACTTAAAAAACATTATTTTTGTCGCAAATAACCTTACGGACTATCCGGTTGCCTCAGTCCCCCTAGCAGCATCTCTATGTTCTACTCCGGTTAATGAATATCCGACCCTAAGAAAGCCCAGTAAGGCTATATTCTATATTAGTAGTTGGGACGGCATGGATAGTATGGCATACTACAGGACAGAGCCCAACGGAGTAACTAACGTAGAAAATCTTCTGAACATGTGTCTAAGGCGAGAGCCAGAAAAAGTAGTATTCGTAGATAGAATACTAAAATACATCCAAAGAGGACTCGACTTCCAGGAATTCAAGGGTAAACAGCATACGGAACATCGGAAACTTTTATTCAAGGAAAAACTCGAAAAGTACCTCGAAGGAATCAAGGGTTTTATTATAAAACATTATCGTATAGATCAAATCAACGTAGTAGACGACCTACCGGGAACTGTTATTTATTCTTCTAGAATAAGAGTTCTTCCGATAAACTGTTTCGAAATATGTACGATAAAGAAAGACGTGGAAGTATGATAGACGACTTAGAAAGACTTTTACGTCGAAGAGACGAAAACTCGAATCCTATCGTCGTAGATAAAATAGAGCACAAAACGCCGAAAAGAACAGTCGCGGAAAAAAGCGCGACGATCGACGACTTTATAACCATGCTTTCGAAAATTGTATGCCGTACGATGAAAGACGAAAAAGTAGAGTTCCGACCCGACGAAGGTATAAGGCTTCAAGTGGATCAGGCTGAGCCGTTAGATCATCCATATATTTTCTTTTCGATACTCAATTCTCATACGACTCTTGAAGTCAAGCCTAGAGTAAGAGAGGTCGGACTAAAGGGAATAGATGGACAAGAGAAAGAAAAAAGACGCTCAGGCGAAGTGTGGGGCCAGTTATTTAATTATTCTGTCCAATTTGATATATTAGCGGGTGATTATAGTACAGTCACCCGGGTAATGGATGTTTTTGAAGACATAGTTTTCAGCTATACCGCCTACTTTAAGCGCAAAGGCGTAAAGGACATCCGGTTTAGGGAAAGGGCTACGGACCGAAACCTAGATGCGTATCGACAGAAATGTTCGGTACGGTCGCTTCGATATGAGATAGAAGTCGAGGCACTGTTTGCTCGTCTAAACGCAAATATCGAAGGCGTCGACCTAGTCTAGCAAAAATAATAAGGAGGAACCAACTCAATGGGTATTTTCGACAGCGAAATTGACCTGCCAGGCGTAATTACGCACGTTGAGGCCGATTATTCCTACGGATTTGACAGCACCCTTTTCGGGTCTACCGACTCCGTCGCGATTATCGGTACCGCTTTTAACGGTCCGACGGGCGAGCCCACGAAGATTTATTCGCCGGAACACGCGGCGTATATCTTCGGCGATGCTTATGATAGCGTAAAACGTCAAGAAACTACTCTAGTCGCAGGCGTTCAAGACGCCTGGGACCGTGGCTGCCGTACGATCTATGCGATCCGTATCGGCGGCAAAGAGATGTATAAGGACTTCAACTTCAAGATTGAATCTCCGTATCGTCTCAGACTTTCTTCGATGTTCCCCTCGAACGTCGGGAAAGAATGTTATGTTCTTTATGATGGCACGCCGGGCCGTCAGCAAATCACGCTTTATAAGCCGATCGATCGTGCAACGATCTCGGAGAAAAAGCGCGGTCTTACATCCGGCACAAGCAACGTTCTAAAGACGACGATTAAGCTCGCGCTCGATAACGGTCTTACGAAAGATGATCGTCTCGTCGACATGTTAAACATCGTTAACGGCCACTCGGCAAATAACGTTGTTCGCTTCAGCATCGTCGATAAGGACGGTAATGACGTTACGAACTCGCCCGACGTTTACGACCTTTCTCTCGGCGTTATGTTCTCCGGAGCATACTTTATGGGTCGTAGCCATACGAGCAACGACGTTAAGGTCGTAACGGAGACGACACTTCAGCTCGTTAACAACAACACGACAAACCTCCCCTATAGCGGATTTAATAAGAAGTACTTCCGTAAGCTTATCAGAAATACGGACGTATCTCTACCGTATCCGATCTTCGACGAAAAGAGTGAAACACTCCGCGAGAATCTGCGTCCCGCAGGAATCCTAATGGTTAACGATTGGGACTTCCTAGAGACGGCAGGCGTATCGTCCCGCGCGTTCGTCCCCGATAAGATTGACTACGAAGAGACGAACCTTTCTAAGTTCGAAATCTATCGTCGTCTCGGAAGCGGCTTCGCAATTACCGCTCGCGCGGAAAAGCGTAAGGGTTCCTCGAGCGCTTCGGATAAGCCTCGTATCCGCGAGACTCCGACCGAAGATAAGAACCGTATCGCGACAATCGAAGACGGTCTATATTCCGTTCTTCAGAATGCGAACATGAAGTTCCGCGTTCTTACCTGCGCGAATGCAGAGGATGATATCAACGGCAAGCTTCCTCGCGCCGAAGAGTTCCGCGTCGCTGTCGCTCAAGAAGCTCTCGTCCTCGGCGGCGATATTCGCGTCAAGGCAAATGTCGGACGTAAGGACCTCAAGAAGCCTCGTAAGTACAAGATCTCGTTTATCGATCTCGAGGAAGGCGGCGCAACTCCGCAGACTCTCGACCTTAATGATCTCGATATGGATACTGTCCATAAGGTTATCGCAGAGGTTGCGAACGACGCAGAGATCAAGAAGCTTAATCCGGCGGACTTCGAAAACGGAACACTTATCAAGGCAGACACGAAGCTTTATCGCGTAGGTGACAAGAGCATCGTCGAACTTACCGGTGCCGGCCTTAACCAGATGCGCGTTATCGCTGAAGGTAAGCTTTATGAATATACGTCTCCGGCGGGCTTCGCTCCTGCAACAACGACGAAGCGTTATATTCTCGGCGAAGCGGTCGACCACGTATTTGTCTACGAGAAAGATAGCTCTGGTGACTTCAAGAATATCGGCGACCTCGCTACCATGCTTTCCGAGGAAGAAGATAAGGTTATCGTCGCGGCAGAAGATCTCGGCGCAGGCCACGAGAATGAAATCGTTGTCTACTCGAATGCTTTCGATACGATGACGGTCGAGGAACTCGTAGATACCCTTAATAAAAACGAAGTGTTCTCGCAGCTCTTCTCGGCAAAGCTTTCGGAAGATGGCGCTATCGAAAAGGATGAGTTCGTCCTCGAGGGAGCAAAATCGTCGAAGGCATTTAAGGCGACGACGCCGACTCCGCGCCCGACCGAGGTCGTAACAACTCCAGACCGCGCACTTGAGTACGACCTATCGCTATACATTCCTTATCGCACGACGGATAACTTCCTACGTCAGCTCGCACAGCACTGTACTTATACAGAGCTTAAGACGGCGCCGACGCACGGTGTTATGGGTGTGCAACGCCTAACGAATACAGGTCTTGCATCTATAGCCCAAAAGGTTAACGAGATGCTCCCGAAGGAATTCGACCTATACGCTAAGAATGCAATCGGGCATAATATGCTTGACAGCAACAATCTTCCGTATCCGATCGGTAAGAACGTTTCGCTCGTCATGGGCCAGTATCTCGTAACGATGGATCGTACGAACTATCGATATCTTTCGAACGGCGCGGCCGGTTATGCGGGTATGGTTTCGACGCTTCCTCTCGAGCAAAGCTCGACCGGGCAGACGATTCAGATTCCGGATCTCGGCTATCAGCTTACGAATACCCAGCTCGGTAAGCTCACGAAAGCCGGTATCGTTACGTTCCGTAATTCTTACACGAAGGGTATCGTCGTTACCGACGGTATTACGATGGCCCCGGCAGATTCGCGCTACCGCAGACTATCTGCCAGCCGTATCGTCAATACTGTCGAAGAGCTCATCCGCGCTGCTGGCGAGCCGTTCATCGGTAAGGAAAACCATCAAGCGAACCGCGATGCTATCCAGACCGCAATTAAGTCGAACCTCGACAAGATTAAGGGAACGCTCATTAAGGATTATGACTTCAAGATGAGCACGGATCCGCACTCCGCGAGATTCTCGTTCATCGAGATTGCATATCAGATCATTCCGATCGGCGAGATTCGCGAAATCCGCAACAGTATCAAGATGGTTGACTCGATCACCACTTGATTCGACATATAAGATAGGACAATATAGGCGAAGACATTTTATCTTCGCCTATAAAGTCTTTTCCTTTAAAACTAAGGAGAGTGAAATAATAAATGTCAGTTTCGTCTGAGTACACACGTACTTATACGTCTTTTAGCGGATGTGATATAGTACCGACTTTTGGTGATACCGTCATCGGAGAGCTACAAGCTATTACCTATCACGTACAAAGAGAAGAATTTGATACGTTAGTGCTTAACTGCATTAAATGTAGTAAGTAATTGCTATCAAACCCTTATTCTCCGCTGTTGGGGAAACCCAGCAGGGACACGACCTTAAAACCAGTAACGCCTTAAGAGCTTCATCACCACAATAGAAGATAGACAGAAACTTCTATGACGGTGGAGATAATCCAGAAACAACGATGAAGATGGTTCATGGTGAAAACCTAAAAACCGTTAACAAGGGCTGTTTGGTCGCCAAGCCTGGAAACAGGAAGGTCAAACGACTACCGCTTGAAATAGCGGATAAAAGCAAGTGCTTAAAATGGGTCGCCCTAAGTTGTCGTAAGACAATAAGGTGAAGAAATAGTCTCCTCTTCGGATTAAAACCCGAAGCGATTTAAAAGATCGATGCAGATTAACGACCTGCATGAAGAAAAGGAAAAAGCGCCGGTTAACGACTAAATAGGCTGGCGTAAAATCTCGCTCAAATCGGTGAACGGATAAAAGAAATCCCAACGCCGAGGGTAAGGATTAATTTCCAATGCCCGTAGAGACTCGCTCTAAAAAGAGCCTGGCAACGATCCATTCCGCACATAGCGGAAATAAAGGAAGAAACGAATTTGGATAAAGAAAAAGCATGGTTACTCGGATACCTTCTTTCAGATGGTAGCATTATAAGCCCTAAATACAGAAGCAAAGGAGACGAAACGCATCTATCTTTTATATGTATGTTAAGCGATAGAGAGATCTTGGATAAAGTAAAAAAGATAACCAAAACAAAAGCTAAGGTTCATGAATATCCAAACTATAAATCGCCACATGCAAAATTAAGAATATATGACCGAAGAGACATAATAGATAATTATAGCGACATAAAAACAAGAGTCCCAGAAGAAGATATAAAAGGTTATGAAAGACACTTCATTCGAGGACTTATAGACGGAGACGGAACTCTTTCGGTCAGAAAAAATAGAAAAACGTTTCGGATCGGGTTCATAGATCAATATGAACAAATAGTAGAATGGGTGACAAACTTTCTAGTAGATAAACTAGGTCTACCTGAAAAAAGGTATAGATACGTACCGCAAAGTCATGTATGGGAAGTAATGTGGGAAGGAACAATCGCCAAACTCATATCATGGTACTTATATCATGGCGACATAGAAGAATGCTGCTTAAAGCGAAAACATGAGAAATATAAAGAATCAGT